TTTTTCTCTACAATAAATGCATCAGGTTCCCAATCTTGGTACTCTTCAATACACAATTGCTTTAATTCTGGAAATTCTAGTCGTCTTTTAATTGCATTAAGTAATATTATAGCGTAGTTATTTGTTTCTTCGTTAAAAAATACGCCCCAGGTAGTTAATGCATTATAATCGGCTCTATTATTAGCTTCTTGAGCTGCATCTAGTGTCATTATAGTAAATTCACACTTAGGTGGGTCTTCTTCCTCCCATATATTCCACCATTCTCGTTTTATTAGTGCCCCTTCTTCTGAAGTTGGGTTCTGGAGGTACTGTGCGTTCCAATATCTTACATCAATAGCGGCTCGTCTAGCTTGTAATTCTTCTATAGGCCAAAACTCAGGCCATAAAGCCACTTCTTCTCCTTTTTTATCTTCTAAAATTGCTGGAAATTCAACAACTTCCCAATCATCTACTGCATCATTCTTTACCATCTGGTTAACTATCTGTCCTGTAAGGTCTAATTTAGACCATCGGGTCATTACAACAACAATAGCACCACCAGGCATAAGACGCTGAAGCGGACCGGACTGAAACCATTCCCAAGCTGGTAAGAAAACATCCGATTTGCCCAGTTTTGCATCTTGCTCTGAATGTGGGTCATCAATAATGAATAAGTCGGCACCCCTACCAGCCAAAGCACCGCCAACACCGATTGCGAAATATTCACCATTGTAGTTCGTACCCCATCGAGAAGCTGATTTACTATCCGCTTGCAAGCTGATATCGGGGAATACATCTTTATAAAGTTCTGAACCCACAAGATTCCGGACCCTACGCCCGAAGTTAACTGCAAGGTCAGCTGTATGAGATGCCATAATAACTTTTTTTGTTGGATGTTTACCCAGAAACCAAGCCGGTGCCAGATATGATATGAGCTCTGATTTTCCGTGACGAGGCGCGATATTGACGATAACTCGTTTTCTTTTTCCGTCTGCAATTTCTTCAAACAATTTAGCAAGTCTTGCATGATGTGCTCCTACTTTATAATCGGGGTATACATGTCTAATAAAGTCTAAGAAGTTTGCCTTCCCCTGTGTTTTAATTAAATTCTTTTTGTATTCTTTTAATAACGAAAGACTCTTACGTCTTTCATTTTCTGACATATTAGGTAAAGACTTTTGTAATAAGTTTAAATCCGCTTCACTTATCATCTTCGTCTATTACCTCACCTTCTACTATTTTACCCTTAAGTTGTTCTATAGTCTCTCTTAATTCTTTTTCTAGTTCATCACCAGATTTACTAATATGTGTAATCTCTGTTTTTCTTTTAAATGCATCAACCCCATCAATCTCTCCTATAGCTTTTAATGCGGCTATTCTTTCTCGTGATGACTTTGCCATCTCAGCTTCTTTAACTAAGTTATTAACAACGTGTAGTTTTAAGTCAGCTAAATCTTGAACTATCATATGATTACTTTGTGCTACTAACCCAGCTAGAAAAGCTATAGTCTCATTTGGATAGTTAGCGAACTCAGGTCTAAGCTTAGGATTGGTTATCATTTCTTTAGCAATCTCTTTTGCTTTCTCTTGATTCTCTTTAGTAGGCTCTATGTTTTCTCCTGCAATATCAGATACTAACTTTATAGTATTAGAGCGTACTTCAATTTCTTCTTCTACGGTAAGATTTGGAAATGCTTCTACAGCATTTTTAGGTAGAGGGATATCTTCTTCTATATTAGGGACTACTACAATATGATTATTGTCTGACATGTGTCGCTGTACACCTTGTGAATTATTTGCAGCTAAGACCAGAGTATAACTAAGAAACTAGAGAAAGGCAATGACCTAATAGTAGGAGAAAGAACATTATGTATATAGAGATATTGTGCATGACTGCATTGTATAGAATTTTTAAAGATGATGTAGTACTGAGAATCATTCGTAAGTGAAGCCTACTCAAGAGAGGGTAGAGTAGGCCCCGTGTAAATAACTAAAAGGAAATACATATTTACGCATTTAGTTTAGCACAGGGTTTTCAAAAAATCTACTAAAAATTTTTTCAATTAGCCTTTTGTAAAGTAAGGGGGGCGGTGTTTCATTTGGGTGTGATTATTTGTGTACATTATGGGGTATGGGGTGCTAGGGACTCCTAGCTGTCAAAGTGGTGCATAGGGGGGTGGTACCTAGCTTGATTAAGACCCTGCACTTGCCATAATGAACTTAATCAATCAGGTCTGGTTGGTTATTAACTACTAAAAGGAAACATGATTATGCAGAACTTAATAGACACATATGACATGCAACAAACTAAAGACAGACTAGGTTATCTGTTAAGACAAGTAGGTTATAAAGATAACGAAGAGGAGAGGGCGCTACTCATCAAACAAATAAAAGATGTGGTGGCTATGTGCAGGCTAGTCGGTGTTCTAACTATTAACACAGAGAAAGTTTAATTAACTAGAGAGGATTCGGGGAGGTTAACTCCCCGTCTTTATATTATGAATAAAGATGAACTTATAAGAGAATGTAGTATGTTTTTTTGGACTTCATCAAGTAGATATGATGAGGAAGTTTACTTCAGTGTAATGGAAGACATTGAGAAAGCTACTGTTATAGCTTCTGATGGTGTTGCGTGTGTTGGGTTTGCTGATAATGATGATATAAGTGTTAAAGATTATGCAGTTAAAATTATGCGTAAGAAGATGATTAGCTTAGGTCATCTATAAAATCTAGGGAGGGCTTCGGCTCTCCCTTTTTTTGTTCTCAGTATACGTACTGAAACCAGTTATGTAGCGAGCGAGCACTTGCGAGAGCGTGGGTCTTTTCTTAATTAACTTAAGGACTATTCAGTCCCTAGCTTGATTAAGATTCTACAATATCTAATATGTAGTTATGGATTCGATACAACCATTATAAAATGTATCATTATAGAGAGGTATAGTATTATGGCTAATCCAATTAGCAAGGCAGTAAATGAAAGTATGAATCAAGAAGTAGATACATTCGATTATGATTCTGTAAATGTTGATTTAGTAACTATAGAATCAGATATGAAAAAGGGTAACTATGGTAGTTTTACTAAAGCATTAACAACGCTTGATAATGGTAAAACTTTAGTAGTTAGTAAATTAAAAAATCTTTATCCTAAGATTCAAAAAGATACTAAAAATCCTTTAGAGGTAAAAGCATTATCTTTGATTGAAGAATCTTTTATTAAGGATAAAATCGAAACTGAAAAAGCATTTGGTACTTATGATTCTGTAATTGGTTATTGGTATTTAGATTCTGAAATATCAAAAAAACCAAAATGGATTCAAGTAGAAAAAGTAAGATTCGATGATGTTAATAGTCCTGCAAATAAAAAAGCCCATGCCGTTTTAAATTTAGCGGATATTCCTGCTACTGATAATAAAGACGGTGTAACTTTAAATGGTATAAAAAGATTTGCTAAAGGTTCAGCTTTTACTGATGTTAGTAAATGGATAACTTTAAAAGGTACTAAACTTTTAGAGAATCTTGATAAAGCTAGAAGTACTTTGAAAAAAGAACGCTCTAGAGCTATGAATGATTTATATAATAAAATGGAAAATCCTGTTGATAAAAAGGCATCTTCTAGAATTAATAAATCTTCAATTGGTGAATCAGTTTATGAGACCTTAGCTAAGCAATATAAAAGGGTTAGAAAAACTGAAGGGACTGATGAAGTAACTTCACATTCTGCTCCTGAAGTTATGGCTTTATTAAAAGAAGCTATGGAGATTTTACAACCTCTAGTTACTAACGCTGTAAAATCTGAGTATAAAAAAGTATGGCTCAAAAACGATAAGTAATTTTTGATTAACTTTATAGGATTAAAAAGAGGGACTCGAAAGGGTCTCTTTTTTTTCGACCTTTTTTTTGTATCTTGCCAGATACCAGTTATCTAGCGAGCGAGCGTTAAGCGAGCGAGCGTGCGATAACCTTAATTAATTCAAGGACTATTTAGTCTCTAGCTTGATTAAGATTTGGAAAACTTCATAATGAACTTAATCAGTCAGAACACGATTGATTATTTTATAACCTAAGGAGATACATTATGATTGATACACCAACAGCAACA